TTGTACTTTCAGAAACTTTGATAATGGTATTCTGTGTACCCATATCCTCCAAAATGCCTGTAATATCGTATCCATTATGACTGGATACGTCGATGAATAAGTCATTTTTCTTCATTGTTTTCTCCTAATCTTCGCTTGGTTCTTGATAGTCAAGAGCACGTTTGCTATCAGAAATTCCTGCAGTTGTTGGGTCTGGAATGATGTTTAGGATATTTACAATCGTCAACCCCACAAGATAAGGGTTCGCAAAGAATTTGCCAAACAAGTCTAAAATGACTCCCCAGCTAACCAAATCTTCTAGTTTAAGATTAAAATATGCGAGAATTGGCAAAGCTAGTGCGAATGCTACTCGCAATAAAAATGTTTTGTTTTTTAAGTTAAAACGTACTTTCCAGTTAATCATGTTTATTCTCCTTTGTTTTTGTCGTCATCTTTTTCAAGTAATCGCTGAAATGCTTTTAAAATCGGCTGAAAAAGAGTAACGTTTCCTTTTAGTTTGCGGTAATTTTCAATGAGTGATTGAAATGTGAATGCGATGTATCCGAGATAAATCGAATACAAGAATGCGAAGCCTGTTCTTTCTGGTAGTAATACAGACATTGGGATAAGGATCATTAGCAAGAGGACCCCTAGAATTTTGCGAAGGAGTCCGTTGATGCCGATTTTGCTCTTATACTCGATATCGGGATTGGCAATAGCTGCAATCGTCCCTGTCACAAAATCAATGATTTCCATCGAGACAATCAGTGCTAGAGCGTACAAGACCAGTCCGTCCTCAGTCTGGACGACACTTCTTAAAAAATTGAAAAATTCGATTTGCATATATCCTCCTTAATCAACACGTGGCATGACCACGGTCAGCACACCTTGCTGCAGCATATCAGATAGTGACTGATTTTTCCAAGTATATCCCTCGTTTGTTTTCATTTGAAATTGAAAGATAGTCGGCGTCCCTTTTGGCCATTTGGCATTGTTTTCAAATGGGTAAGCTCCTGAAATGATGTCTCCATTTGTGTAGCGTGTACTCTTGACTAGTGGCTTGACAAATGCAGCCACCTTGCCATAAGCATGGGTAGGCATTCCTCCATTTTGTGAAACAGCAAGAGCAATTAGTACCTCTGTAATAGCTGCAACAGTGTCAAGATTTTCTTTAGTTTCTGTTACTGCTTGCTCAGTTTTATCCGCTGCCTCTTTGCTCTTTTGCAGCTCTTGAGTTACCTTGCTAAAGCGTTCATTTTCAGCACGCTGAGGGAAGTTTTCCTGATAAAGAGCCTCGAGTGCCAACTCAAAGAGTTCAGTATTGGACAAACTGATTTTATCAGCCGGTAGCAAGATAGGTACGATAGCACCATTTGAGTTGACAAGTGTGACCTTGGTAGCTGATGCTGTTCCACTGCCGTCATATTCCAAGGACTTTGTCCCATATTCTAGTTTCATATATATTCCTTTCATTTATTAAGGGTAAGGGTCATTTGTAATATAAGTTATTGTGCCTGTCCAATACTTATTTCCTTGAGATTTACTTGTAAGACGGATTTTCCCATCTGTTGCAAGGTGCAAGATAGCCGTTCCAGTTACTGTTGAGTCAGACAATCCTTGTAAGATAAAGTTAACCTCTTGAGTTGGTCTGAATCCAGCTGGGATTGTTTCTTTAACTTCTCGATAGTCTGAAACTGTGTTGATATTTGTAATTTTTCTTTCTGTTGAAATTGTAACCACGTTGCCATTTCTTGTAGCAGTGCCATTCACATACCATCCTAGCTCAATTTTTCTTGAAATGGTTGCTTGTACGGTTGCAAGATACTTCCAAGGATTCCATGTTCCATTGGTTTTAGATCTAACGGCTGCTATTTGGCCATGAAAATCATAGGCAACTTGCACTACCCAATTGTCATTGTGCTTAAAGACCTGCACATGTTTCCAGCCATTCCCTCCTTGAGGAGAGTTTAATAGGTTGGACCCCATGTATAGCCCAGTATTTATGTAATCATTCCAGTCCCTCTCAGCGTTCAAAACTTTTCCGTTATTTTGAGTCAACTGATACTGTTGAATAGGCTGATTATTAGCAAAGATGTCACCTTTCACATCAAGAGCGCCCTGCTCACGAATTTTATTGACCCCAACCCCTGACCTATCATAAGATAAGACCACACTCTCTGTGGCCACGTTGACCATGAACTCAGTGCGAGTGAATTTGTCCTCAAGTATACCGATAACCACCCATGACTGATTAGCTAGATAGTTCCCTGCAAGATTAGCCTGCGAATTGACTAGGTTTGAGATACTTGTCCAGGATCCAGTAGCTGGTCCTGTATCCACTTGAAAGTTAGTAGTCCCAAGTCTTGCAACCTTAAAAGTCAAGGTCATTGAGTTCTTTTGACTGCCTGAGACAGTCAGAGGGGCGATTCTTGCATTTCTCGTAGCGGTCAAGGTGCTAGAGGTTGAGCCTGTTCTGGCTATGCTAAAGCTAAGAGCAGGAGCAAAATACTCAAGCACGGTTACAGATACCTCTCTGGTATCAGACCGGCGTCCACGGCTATCAGATACACTAGCTCTGATTTTGATTGTGCCGTGATAGTTCATAATGCCAAGGCTCCCACCGTTTGAGCTTGTGGACTGGTTCTTGCCAACAATCTCAGCATAGTATCCAGTGATGGATGAGCCGTAAGAACCGACTGCACCATTAAAAGCTACTTTGATGTTAGAGATGACCTGAATGAAAGTGTTTCCGTTTGAGATAAGGTTCTGAGCAGCACCGTTCAAGTCTGACAATGAAATCCCTGTAAATGTGGGTTTTACATTTGCTGGCACGCTAGCCGTCAGTGTGGTTGACTGCGTTCCAGTCTTGGTAGATCCTGAATACGTGTCAACGTAGATTGTCCCTGTACCACTAGCAGAGTTTGGGATGTCGTTTGCAAAGTCAATAGGAATCGTCCACATTGTGGATGTGTCCACATTCGTTGCAATCGTCCCTGACTTGCCAGCCCAGGCATAACGCACTGTGTGCTTGAAACTGGAGCTCTGACGGTTAATGTTGATAGTAACTGAACTACCAATCACCCCAGCGCTCACGCTTACAGAGCTAGAGCGTGGGATAGCAGTCAAACCTAAATTTCCAGAAACTGTGATAGTTCCATGTAGACCATTGTTAGGATTGAACGTACACGAGAAAGGCAGTGTCTTCCGACCGTCTGAGTTGTGTGAGATTGTGCTTGAGCCACTAGCGAGAGTGACCTCGCCGTCCCAAACTTCCCAAATCGGATTGCTAGAATGCACATTTTGGCCGTCCAAAGTCAGAGATAACGTGCTGTCTCCCTGTTTATTGAACGTGTGGTAGTACGTATAACGACTAACTGTCAACTGCCAATTGATGGTTGAGGTGTTATCTGAAATGTCTGTTGAAACTTCATCAATATACACATTCAAATATAAGCTATTACTTGAATTACTAAATCTTGGCATTTCGCTCCTTTCTATCCTACATAACGAATGACATTCATGTCAGGGTTAATGTGATACTGCTCTTCCCTAAATCGTCCAATTTGGATAGTTTTAGAGAAAATCCCGTTCTCAATGTGAATAACACCTTGAGAAATATACATAACCTCTACACCAGCACTAAACATTGAAATACGGCCGTTAGGATTGAACATCATGCTAGAGCTACCGTCATTCTTGCCAATGACAAGACCCTCATTACTAGAGCTCATATAAGTATCAATGAAATTCCAGCGGTCAGACAATTCTCCAAGATTCTTAGCGATATTAGAAACACGCTGACTAGCTAAAATCAAATCTTTCTCAGCTTGAACTCTAGCCGTTTCATTAGATTTAACAAAATTCTGATAAGCTTTAATCCAGTTATCAAGCGTGTCAGCGCTAGCCTTGGCCTCAAGCTCAGCCTGGATAATTCCAGCTTTCTCATTGAGAGCGTTCAGTTGTTCCTGAGTCAGCCCTTGGTCTGCTTTAGAGTCAATGTCTCTCTGAACATCTTCGGGAGCTTCTGAAAAGGCTGTAGAGACTGTTCCTACCTCTACTTTTGGAAAGGCAATCCAAACAGTAGCAGCAGTAAAAACATGTAAAATCAGCTCATTACTTGCATTGGAGTTTTCTTTTATCGTCAACTCAATGTCATAAAATTTCCAATCCGTAGTCAGCGAGACACCTTGTATAGTATTTCTATACCCTGCTCTAGCTTGAAAATTCGTATTATTGACAGTAGATTTTGCCCAAAAACTAAAACGAACAGATTTATTTTTCATCTCGTCAGCGGTGCCCAAACGTGTATCCCCACCAGTTCTAAACGTAACTTTTTGATTAGTCGCTTTGCCACTATAAGTAGATACAATTTTCAAAGTATTAGCTCCTCTGAATTTGCTAGTAGTATCTATGCTCAAAGTGAGCTGTCCTTGCGTTTGCTCCTGACTATCATCTAAAAAGTAAGTTGAGTATCGTTCTCTTAGACTACGTTTGAATAGTGAATTAAGAAAGAGATTTCTTCCACCAACCTCAACTTTAGCCCAACGATCAACCCATTTGTATTTAGTTTTATCTGAGCTATCAGGTTTCTCATAATCTGAATAATGACCAAAATAACGCTGTCCGTTGTCTGTCATTGTCAAACCAGAACCATCCGCATTGTCAGAATAGGCAAAGTGAACATAAGGTGTTCTTCCATCTTCTCCGGCCTTACCTTGTAGACCATCAGACGTATTGATAAGAGTCAACTGCTCAGAGGCTACCTCTTTGTTATCGATCCAAGCTGAGACTGTCAAAACCATCTTTTGGTTGATGTCGGCAGCCTTGACAATGTAACTAGAGCTTGTAGCTTTGATTACACCATCCACAACCCAACGCCATCCGCTGTTGATGACCTTGTTCCCTTTCATGAGGGTAGGAGTCACAATGGTCTGACCTTGGCCATTTTTAAAGGCTACACCATTATCCGTAGCTAATTTGATAGTGTAGGGTTTAGATGCTTCAAAAAGTCGCTCAAAGGCTGCTTGAATGCCATCTGACAGCTTATTTTCTAACGCTTTGAAATTCGCAAAAGTGGTCTTGTTGCTTGCCGGATTCGTAAAGCTGATTTTCTGTTCTGTAACTCGTGCTTTTACAATTAAAGCAGGACTAAAACCATCATCATAGATCTGGATTGTGTCCCCAATTTCTACGTCCACAAAGCCATCTACTTCATAGGTGATGGCTGGGTAGCAATGTTGTTTGAGTTTCAGGTACGCAAGTCGTCTTAACTCGTTTGGCTCGTCTGTGTCAAAGTCGAAGTCTCGTCTTGTCCACTGGTCCTCAGCTGTTGCTGATGTGAAAGTTGAGGGATAGAGTTGCATGGATAACGGAGCATACAGTTGTTGCCCTCTTTGGTAAAACTCTAATTCTCCCTTCTCATTTTTGATAGACCAATCTCCTAAGTTTTCAATAGTCAGAACCTCTTTTTCAGGCTCGGTTTCTTTCTCTTTTTTCTTAGGAGGTTTTATGATTCGTTTCTCAGTGTTAGATGGGCCACCTTTCTTACTGGTCGTCACAGTCTGTTCAATAGAGCCATCTGAACGAGTAGTTGTGGTCGTTGTAATGCGTGTCTTATCAGCCAGTTTTGTGACTTTGGTGTGGACAATAGTCTTACTCTTTGTCCCATCAGATGCTGTGCGAATGATCGTTTCAGTTGTCGAACCATCCGCATTTTTCACTCTCTGACTAGATAAATGACGTTCTCCACTATCTTCGACTTCCACGGTCGGCATTTTCCCGGTTGGGCGAATTGTATTGAAAATACCCGTCTTATCCACTTTTCGGGTGATAGAACTAATATTTTTACCGTATTTTAAAACCACATCATTCCTGATGCGGCCAACTCCTTGGTGTGTATTGTCGTGTTCGTGATATATGTTTACAGTAAATTTCTTAATCGTGCTATCTGCTTTTAATTGTGTATCAAATTCAATCTCAGCATTGAATTGTTTTGCGAGATTAAGCAAGCGAGCAAGTTTTGTTTCTTGCGTCGTCCACTCAATGATGCGTTGCTGGTCTGAAATCTCGTTAATTCCAATAGTGAGATGAGCATAATTTAGTAAAGCCATCTCTTTGCAATATTCTGCAAAAGTCATCGCCTTCGTACCTTTGTACGGATTTACTAACTCATTGATCAATTCAAGATTGAGATTTTCACAATAGCATTTGATTGTCAGCTCATTTTCTTCCACTGACATCACATTAAAGAGGTAGGTGCGCCCATTGTGTCGGAATGACACCCAAGCACGTTCGTTTAGATGCTGGTATGCTTTTGACGAAGCTGTATCTGATTGAATTGCTTTCTTAAAGACTGTAAACTCAAACGTTGAGGACCCTGTTGGCATGTCTCTTGACCAAGTATCGTTATAATAATTAAGCGTGTTCTGCTTACTATTATCAACAAAAGCAACCTTTTGCAAGTTTGCATCATGAATCGTTAAAAGCATTATAGCCACCTTTCTTCAAATTCAATTGTTACTGTCGGGTGCTTTTTAATGAAGCTAGAAAAGTACAGTTCTAATTTCGATTTGCCCGGAGGAACAGACAGCCATTGTGACCCATCGACGATCTCATTAGCTTTTGCTATTCCATCGATATAGACCGTGTCATCTTCGCTATTGATTAGAACATTCGAGCCGATTGGAAAACGATTGGGGATGTCATTCGTTGTTGGGACAAAATCTTTGCGGTAGTATAATTCATCAAGATACATGTGAGAGACGATTGGATTGTCTCTGTACGCTCCAATTGTAATGTGAATTTTTACGGACTTTTTACCTTCAATCTCTGGAATGATAAAAGTAGAGTATGATCCTTGATAAAAAACTTGTACCTTGCTATCATTCCGTTTTAAATCTGACCACCCTTTTGCTACACTAAAGGGATTGATATCTCCAGTTGTAGTTCCATCAAAATTCCATCGCTTTAGAATCCTATATCCACCTTGACCATCGCCAGCTAAAAAATTGAACTCACATTCAGAACCTAGCGACCGTTTAAAGGTCTCAACACCATACAAAAATTGGCCTGCTTCATCTGATACTGTCACCTTGATAAATCCATATTGATTATTAGCTCCGGACCAAAAAACTTGTCTCCACCAAAAATAATCATTCAAGGACCCAGTGCTGCCTGTGCTGTCATTGGGAATTACCCAGGTCAAGCTAGTAGCGTAGTTGTGTAATTTAGTTTCACCTCGTAAATCTTTCAATCTAACGTGTGGACGTTCCCAAAGATTAATCATCTCAGCTGTCCCGACAATATACTCTGTCCGGTCATTTGTGATGGCTTGGTTCTTTGCTGCGCTAGCCAGTCCATTTGTGATTTTTTCACCTCTAAAATCAAGTAAGATTTCTGATTTTTGCGATGGTTCAGTATCGGCTTCTTCACGGTTCCCGATTTCTAAGGTGCCATTTTGATTAACCAGACCGATATAGCCATTCTCAGCATTGTGTTTGACTTTAACGATTGGAAATGCACTCTCTGTGCCATTATTTATGAGATCAAACACCATCTTTCCTGCTTCGCTAGTTGCGTTTTTGTCGCCATCAAATCGCTTATAGACTGAACTATGAGCCACGCCATCAGGAATGATGAACTTAATAGACCCGTTTGAACGTCTCCCGCTTGCCTCTTGCATAGAGATATCATCGATTACCATGGCCAGATAATACTTGTCTGGCTCATCTGAAAAGGTCAACTCTTTAGGACTATCAACATTAAAAATACCCGCAAGCTTGTGCTTGAGGGTATTTCTGTCTTTGGACCAGATGGAGAAGTCCACCTTGATATATTTCGCATCAATGGTTTGTTGCTGGATATTCACGCCAATTCTTGGGGCATGATCAATAGAGATAGAGCGATTGTTCCCGATATCTCGTTGGATGTCATGGATTTCAATAAACTCTCGTAAATCTGTTTTATTAAAACGCATATTCACTTCGCTCATTCAATCACCCCTTTCATTCTTAGTAGCATTTTCTCACGCTCTTTCTGAGTTTTAGTAACGATATCCGTAACTTTTGAGCTGTCCAGATAAGCATTTGTGTCCTTGTTAAGGATAGCAGTAAGTAATTTTTCTAAACTTGCTCTCAGAATCCTCATCTCAGACACGACTTTATCAGTATCTTGCCCGTTTTGAACACTTGTAGTCTGGATTGTGATATTGCGTTGAGCTTGTTCTATTTCACGGAGGAATTTCGCATCGCTCGGGATCCCGATACCAGAAGCATATTTAGGGACACCCATCTCACGCATCAAACGTCTAGTCTTATCAGCTCGCAAGACTTTAGAACCTCTCGGAAGAGGAAGCAATACATCTCTGCCTTGAGGAATGAAGCTCCGGCCATTTGGCAGAGTGACCATTTCCTTGTAGTTGCTATTTCTTTGGTCGTTGACAATAGCAAGTCCACCAGGGTGATAGTTGGTCCCGTGAGCGTGCTTGCTAGCAAAGATATTTGTGAAGAAATTGCCAGTAACGCTATCAATCCAGCTCTTAATACCTGAAAGAACACCAGAAGCATTGTCTCGAGCGTTGATAGTGACCGTTTTGTCCTGGATACCATTGACGCCACTTTTGACCTCGCTGACAGTGTCATTAGTGCCATTCTTGGCAAGGATATTCACTGGATCATATTGCTTGATAGCATTGATAGCACCGCTCGTCTCGTTTCGTACACCGCCTGTTTGGTCAGCAGCGAACAAATTGATAGGAGCTTCTTGCTTGGGTGAATTAACACTCAAAATCGCACTTCCAACAGCTGCACTCGTATTATCTACCGCATCCAGAGACTTAGTCTCAGCAGATGCAAAATTCCAAGCTGTAATCTTATCAATAGATAACTGGCCATTGTTCAAAACATTCGTAGGATCTGCCTTCAAATCTTTTGTGAACGGAGTTGTAGCATTCCAGGTTGTCAAAGTATCAGTTGAGCGAGCGACTGCTTTTCGGACGCTTTCATCATTAGCCAGCAACTCCTTCTGTTTTGGTTTCAGAGCTTCATAATTAGACAGAGCCTTTGAGGCTTCCTCCGCCTTGTTCATGATGTCTGTATTCTTCATGAGGAGTTCTTTGACTTCGGCTGGCATACTGTTCCATGTTTTAAGATGGGTTTCACTATCAAAGATGGCTTGTAACCCAGCTTGGTTCTTGACGATTACTTGTTTCTCTTCGAGGGTCATGTCTTTCCATTTACCAGATTCGACAAGAGCCTCAGCGATAGTCACACGAGCGTTTGAGTTGATATCCGCAGTTTTAGCAATGAACTGCAATTGTTCCCAACCTTCCGCAGATTTAGCAGCCTCTCCGATGACTTCCTTAACATTGGATTTTACATGGAAATTCCCATTCTTATCAATGTTACCGACCAACAACGACCAGGCATCGTTAGCCTCTTTCACTTCCTTGCTCATCTCACTAGTATAGTTAGCAAGAATACTATGCGAATTACCTACCTTTTGAGAAGCTTCAGCAGCTTTCTTCCCGATTTCTTCATAGGAAAGGCCGTATTCTTCCAGAACTTTCTTGGCTTCTTCCCAATAGTTCCAACTTTGGCCAGTTCGAGCTTTCACCTTATCATCAAGATTTCGCATGACTTGATAATACTTACTTCCCAAAGCTTCCATCGCTTGAGTGTGGTTTGCTTCTAGAGTTTGCATTTTCTTGTTGTAAGTTTCTTGATCGATAGCTTTTCCATCAAGCAACTCTTTCAACTCACTCTTTGAGTTCTCGTAGAGTTTCTTTTCCTCATCAAGCGCTTGTTTTAAAACATCTTTAGTATGCTTTAATTGTGTTTCATTCAGACTTCTGACATCGCCATTCAAAGCTTGTAAAGCTGCCTTCTGTTGCTCAGCTGACAAGTCCATCATCGAGAGTTTTGCCTTAATCATCTCGTTCTGATTGTTCAGGATGATTTCTTTCTCCTCTTGAGAGAACTTGCTCGCATCACCATTATGTCGCTGATAAATCTCATTGATTTGATTCATCATGGACTCAGTATTAGACACGACCTGGGCATTTTTTTCTTTTGCTTTCGCAAT